GTGATTGCCGACCAACGACCCGAGCAGATCCGCATACGACCCGCCCGAGGTATCGCACTGGCTGACGCGGATGTTGTTGTTCGTCGCTGGCGATCCCAGGCGGATGATGAACAGCGCGCCGTCGAACCCCGACATGTCGAGCGCCGTTCCGGTGATCGTGGACGTCCCGGTAGCCACGGAGGCCACGGTCGTCACCTTGATGTCGTCGATGAGCACTGGCGCTTCTCCTTGAAAAGGTGAGCCACCGGAGAGAGGCGACAGCCCCTCTCCAGTCGGCCGCGTCTTACGTCTGCGCCATGTACTTGACCGGGTTCGTGCCCGCGTCGAGGAGATCCCCGTCTGATCGCGCGAACGCGAGGAACGCGACCTGCCCGAGCTCGGCGAATCGCTCGTCGAGGCGGAGCATGTAGAAGTCGCGCACGTCGCGGATGATGTATTTCGAGAAGTCCCCGAACAGAACTTTCTTCGCCGTCGACCCAGGCGAGGCCATCGACTGATTGATCACGTAGCTGTAGCCGAGGATGGTGTCCGGCTGACCCGCGTTCAGACCAGGCGCCCACAGCGGCATCCCGGTGGTATCACCGGAGTACTGCAGCACCTTGATCTTCTTGATGGTCTTCAGGGTCGCGTCGTTCATCATGAACCGGCTGTTCGTGCGATACGCCGGGTCCACCGAGTGCACCAGATCCACGAAGTTGTCGTAGGTCGGCGGATCGGCGACGCCAGTCACCCCAGAGGCCGCACCGACGACGACTCCCTTCGGCTGAGACGATCCCGTGCCAGTCGTGAAGTGGTCGTTGGTGATGCGGCCGATGCGGTTGCCGAGGGCATTGCCGAGGAAGGCGGCGACATCGATCGACGAGTCCTGCAGGAACTCGACCGAGGCCAGGATGTACTTCGAGCTGTACTTGTAGGCGTCGAGCACCAACTGGCCGAACGTCATTTCCAACTCGTTCGAGGTCACGTTCTCCGCGATGATCTCGCCCTTGTTCGACGTGTCGTTCGTCGTCGGAATCGGCAGCGGCCCACCGGTATCCGTGCGAAGCACGGTCGCGACCGAGCGCACACCGCCGAACGCCAGTAGCGCCACTTCGAGCGCGCGCATCGTGGCGTCTGCCGTGGTGTAACCACCGGTGGTCGTCGTCGACTGCGCGCCGGTCAGGGCTGCGCGTTCCTCGTCGACACTCGCCTGCCAGGCTCTGAGGGCTTCCGGGCTCGTCTCTCGGAGCAACGGGCCCATCCGCATCGACAGACGCTTCTTGTCTGGATTGATACCGCACCGTTGCGCGATCGACCGCTGTTCGTCTGTGATGTCCAGCTCCGGAACGCCGCCGAGGGCCCATGCGCGCAACGCCTCAGCGCGATCGTGGTCCGTGAGCTTGCCCATCGAGCCGCGCGAGGATGGACGCTTGTCGACCGGATTCGGATCGGAGCGGCGGCCAGACGGTTCCGCCAGGCTGGCCATGACGGCGTCCTGCTTCTCCATGCGCTCGATCTGCTTGGTGAGCTTCTCGATGTCCGCGTGAATCGCCTCGAACTTCTCGTCTTCTTCTTTGCGAAGTTCCTTGCGGTTCTCCCCAGCGGCCTTCGTGAGGATCTCGTTCGCCTCATTGGCGAGCCGGCCCTTGTCTTCGCGGAGTTCTTGGAGATTCATCTGCCTGTCCCTCGCTGGAGGCCGCGTGAGGCAGGCGCAAACATGAAAGGCGCAGCCCATGCGGCGAATCAATCGCCTCGTGGACTGCGCCCTAGGTAGCCGGGGAGCAGAGCACCGGATGACCAGCGGAGCGGCGAAGGATGGCCTTGTACGCGCGCGCCGTCGGGGTAACTCAGGAGTTATTGTGCGGCGTCTTGACTGGTCGTTGATTTGCGAGATACAGAAAGCCGTTCGCGAATGACTTGCGAGAGATCGACATCTCGACGCAGGGCCTCGCGACTGAGGTCGTCGTGCAGGGCCGCCGGCAGTCGGACAGACACCGGCGTGCCGTCGAACTCCAGCGGCCGACCCCGACGCCTTACCGGGCCAGCCGCGTCCGATGTTCTTTCATCAGCCATGCGACACTTCTCCCGCGCTTGAACTGCCTGACCCGATCCAGCGCACGCTTGGACACATACGCTTCGGTCGATTCATACGCCGGGAACGACACGACGCTGACCTCGTCAAATGTCATGTCGTGCACGGTGCGAATCAGCATCCCGTCTTCTTCATCCCACGAATCGCCATCAGGCATGACCCGGAATCTGAAACTCATTCCAGACACATCGCCCCGCGACAGGCTCTCCTGAATGTCCTTGGAGAACGTGGTGTTCGGCGGATCGATGGCGACGTCCAATCCGTTGCGCCCCTTCTTGAGCATCAACGTCCCTGACTTCGTTCTGGCTAATACCTTGCCTGTGTCGTGGTCGACGAGCGCGCGCACGTCGCCGGCTTCGCGCAGTGTCCGATCCACCGCCTCTGGCGCGATGATCTCGAAGAACCCGCCCAGGTTCACCGATCGACTATTGAAGACGATCGCCTGCCCCCGGATGCGTTTGGCCTCGGCGTCATCGATCCGACACTCGCCGGCGGTGAACCGCAGTTCCGACTCCCCGTCACTGGATCGAACGAACATGGTCGACTCCCTCTTTGAGTAGGCGATCCGCCAAGGCTTCGGGCCGTTGCGTCTCCCATCGTGTGAGCACCCGCGCGAGCACACTTTGGAACTCTGACGGTTCGCTCGCGGCAGCAGCGCGGAGCTGCGTCATCGACTCCGCGATGTGCTCCCTGACGAGCGCGAGCGTCACCGTCTGCACGTCGTCGGACGATCCGATCAGCGATAAATGCACGCGCACAGCCGGCCGCAGAATCTCGCAGCTGATGTCCTCGTGGAGCACGTAGAACTGATCGACCCAGTGCCGCAACTTTTCAGGTGTCGCCTGGTTGCGCTTCGCCTTCTCCGTCTCACGGCGAAGGATCCGACCCATCGCCTCGACGACGAGAGCCCGTGTCGCCGACAGCATACCCGTCAGACGGTCGGCCTGCGTGGCGCGGAGCGTCTCGAACGCGAGATTCGCGGACTGCTGCGCCTGTTCGGCGATGGCCTTGTCGCGGTCGGCCTGTTCGACGCGCTGCAGGTGCAATGATTCGTTGGCCTGCGCCGCGTGACGATGGGCGATCGCCTCATCCCTCGCCTCGGTGGCGGACTGTGCCGCCTGCCGAAGCTGCTCGAACCGCTCCTCGTAGTCGGTAGTCTGCGCGGTCAACGCCAACTGGCCCGCCGCGACCTTCTCTCGCTCCGTCAGAAGTTCGGTCGTCGTGGACTCCCAACGAGACGTGACAAACGCAGCAGCCTGACGAGACTCAGTGAGCGCGGCCTCTGATTCGGCGCACTCTGCGACCTTGGCATCGCGTGCCGCTTCGGCGCTCGCCGCGCGCTCGCGTTCGGTGTCTCGTTCGACGATGGCCGCCGCCACCTTGCCTCGCTCGGCGATGAGATCCGCCAGCGCCTCGTTGATGTTCACCGTGGCGCCTTCCAGTTGCCCGCGCAGTTCTGCGATCGTATCGGCGGCCGTGGCCTGCTCGATCGCGCGCTCGGCCTGTTCGGCGGCCAGCGCCGTCTGCGCGCCGTCCAGGTGCTCAAGCGCCTGCGTGTGATTCGCCTCGGCCTGTTCGGCTCGGTCCTCCATCTGGGCCAGCGCGCCTGATAGATCCTCGACCTTCTGCAGCGCCGACCGCTTCTCGGTCGCCTCGCGCTCCAGCGCCGCCTTCAGTTCGGAGACGGCCGTGCGCAGGGCTTCGCGATCGGCGGCGTCGTCCTTCGGCGGCGTCGGAGGTAGCGGCGGTGGCCGTCGCTTCGCTTCCGCCTCGGCCTTCTTCGCGTCGATCTCGGCGTCGAACCACGCGTCGACCTTGTCGAGCGGGACCATGTTCAACTGGACGAATGCGCGATCGCCACCTTCGACAGGATTCCGGTTGCTGAGTCCCCTCACCTCGTTCGGCGTGACGCCGCCGATGTTGAACTCGGCACTCTCCAACGCCGCCCGACCGGCCGAATCACCACGCAGGATCCCGTCCGTCACGAACTCGATGAACTGCTGGTTCCGCTCGAGTGGCGAAATCAGCTTGAGCATCAGTTGCTGTTCCCACCTGACCAGCCAGTGGATCAGCGTGTTCTGGTAGTACTCGATGTTCTGTTGCTCGATGTTGCTGAACGTCGCCCTCGCCAAGTCGCCGATCTTGTGCGGCGGTACACCGAACCACCGCGCGATCTCCGTGACCTGGAATTGACGAGTCTCGAGGAACTGCGCGTCGTCAGGCGGGATCCCCAATTTCGTAAATGTCATCCCATCTTCGACCAGCAGGAACTGGTTGGCCTTGTCCACGCCCTTATGCCGGGCGTTGATGCTGTCGCGGAAGTTCTTCCGCTGATCTTCCTTCAGCGATTTCTCCGTCGAGAACACACCGCCGAATGTCGACCCGTTGCCGTAGAACGTCCCGCCGAATCGCTCAGCGGCGATCCCTAGGCCGATCGACTCCCGGGCCTTCGCAATGACACCGTAGCCCACGGTCCCGTCGTAGCCGAGGCCGGGAATGTGCAGCATGTTCATCGGGTCGAGGTATGTCGGCGATCGGCCGCTGTTCTCGACTCGGTACGCCAACAGACCGCCCTCGCGTTCAACGGTCACACGATCCGGCGTGATCGGCCAGAGATACCGAGGTCGTCCGGCGCCGTCGCGCTCGATCTCCGCGAACCCGTTGCCCCACGACATCGTGTGGACCTGCAGCGTCTCTCGGAAGGTGTACGAGGTCATCTCCGGGTTAGGCGAGTCGTGCAGGATCCGATACAGCTGATGGGACTCGTACGCCTCTTTGCCGCCGTCGCGCAGCCGTCGATATAACTTCAGGGGCTGGCTGGCCACGTCACCGCCAACCAACTGCAGCGCCGCCCAGACCGCCGAGTAGTTCAGGGCCGATGTCTCGCTGACAGACACACCCGTGCTCGACGGCGTCCCGCCAAAGTACTTGGCGATTGTCTTGTCCTTGGGATTGAACGGCCCGAGCGTGATCGACCGCAACCGCTCCAGCAAGGACGGTTTCACCGCGCGAACCAGCTCATATCTAGGCATAGGTCACCGTACCGTCCCACTCGTCGTTCTTCGGCTGCACGATGATGCGAGCGATCGCCATCACCACCGCCGCAATCCCGTCGATCTTTTCGCTGGCCTTGTCCTTATCGAGCCGCAGTTCTTTATTGCGCCCTTCGCGGACCACGGCATTACTCGCCATCCAGGCCAGGATCGGATCGTTACCGTGGCAGAACACGCCACTGACGACCCAGTCAGCGAGGCGCCGGATCGCTTCGTTGAGCGCGAACCCCTGTGGCATGTCGATGCACGTCAGCCCCATACCGTCCCAGTGCTGCGCCATCTGCTGGGCGAACCGCTTGTCGTAGGCCAGCTCTTTGACTCCCGATGACCGACAATCTTCGGCGACTTCCTCTTCGATCCGGTCGAGATCACTAACCTCACCGTCGGTGATCGTCAGCAGCCCAGAGCGCCGCCACTCGTCATAGGGCCGATTCGGGTACTTCTCAAGCGCGGCCTTCGGCAGCCAGTACCGCATACGAACCGCGACACGGTCGTCATCGAGCAACCAGACGCGAGCCTCGGCCGATAAATCATCGGACTGCCCAAGGTCAACCGCGGCGTAGCAGTCTGCGTTCGCGAGTTCCTCGTCGCTGACGATTTGCTGGCCGCAGACCGACCATTTCCCCATGTCGAAGAATCGCGTGACGGCCTGCGTCCAGACGCAGAAGTTGAAGCGGAGCACATCGTTGATCTGGCTGGGCATCCCGATCGCTTGGCTCACGCGCTCGCGCACATATTGCCAGGGCAGCGAGACGCCGAGATTCGGATTCGCCTTCAACCAGTGCGGGCCCTCGGTTCGCCAGTCGTCGCAGTTCGAGCAGTCTTCATTCGGAAACCAATGACCGGCAGACGCGCACGCGTCACACGGGTCGAGCCCGCAGATGAAGGCGAACCACGACTCGTTGGCGAGCGTGCCTTCGAGGATCTTTCGGGAGTATTCGTGGTGCTGCCAGAGGACGGACGCACGATCGAAGCCACTGTTGGTCGGTTTCAGAATCAAGGCGTTCCGGCGGCCCTTCGTGCCGGCGCGCATTTTGTTGACGACAACCGGCGTCGGATGCTCGTGGAGTTCGTCGGTCATCGCCCCGTGAACACGCTTGCCGTCAAGTCCGCGCTTCTCAGCTGAGATCGCTCGAAGAAACGACCCATTGGCGGGGTAGGCCAGATTGTTGACGTACGGCTGAATGATCTCTGCGAGATACGGGGACGCCTCGACCATGCGCTTCGCATCGGTGAAGGCGATCGTTGCCTGATCTCTCGTGGCCGCTGCCATAAAGCACTGCGCGCCAGCCTCGCCGTCCGCGACGAGCATGTACAGCAGCATCCCGGCACAGAGGGGAGTCTTGCCGCTGCCCTTCGCCGTCTCGATGAGCGCCTCACGGAACCGACGAAAGCCCTGCTTGGTGTACCAGCCGAACACTGACCCAACGATGAACTGCTGCCACGGCTGCAAGGCAAACGGTAGGAGCTCGGTGGCCTCTTCCTCGGTCTGCGCGGTGACATGCTCTTCGGCATCGGTGCGTTCAGGCAATACGAGGACTTCAGGGAAGAACGAGATCGCGCGCTGCGCCTCGCCAGGCTTCCACACCAGGCCCTTCTCCGACTGCTGCCTCAGATCTGCCAGATGCCGTGCGCACGCCAGTTTCACCATTCGCGAGGCGATCTCGCGACCGGCAACCACCGCCGTGGCGTAACTGGTGACAGGATCCATCAAGCCTTCTTCAGATACTTCTCGAGCGGATTCGCCGGCGCCGCCCTCGGCGCGCCCTGATACATCGGTTTCCCGCACGGATTGAGGCTGAATCGCGATAATTCTGCGTCGACCTTGGCGATCAGTCCCTGGTGCGCCGCACGCCCCCGATCGAGCACGCTCGCCCGCATGTCGCGCTCCAGGACCACATTCCGGCACAGCATCCGGAACGCCAGCGCCGTCGCCTTCGTCAGCGTCCGAGCAGCGAAGGCGTGTGGCGCCAACTCCATCCAGACGTGGCGCTCGTCCATTGCCAGATCGTTCGGCGCGTCGAACTCCTCGACGGGAACCGGCTCAGGGATCGCCGGAACCGACGGATGCGCGACCACCTTCTGACGATGACCTGCGTTCCCGTCGATCGCCCGCTCGGCGTCTGACTTCGGTTTGCGCCCTGCTCCGGGCCTCTTGCCGCCTCTTGCCATGACCTACAGCCGCTCCTAGAACGATTACGTTTGATTTCGTCTGATTTCCCCGCCACTACACCCTTTGAAACTGCGGAACGATGCGCCTGACTCCTAGGATGGTTTCCGACCGTTGTTCTCTAGAGATGACACCCGCCCCCCCGTTCGTCGTCGACCGCGCGCCGCTTCGGCCTGTGTCTTCGCCTCTGAGCATTGAGCACAGAGGGGCTGTATGTTCGCGTCCTCATCAGTTCCGCCTTCAGCTAAGGGGATGATGTGGTCTCGCACCGTGGCCGCCCTCGTGATGCCAGCCTTCCTGCACTCCCTACACAGGGGCTCTGCCTGGAAGAGCCGTGCTCTCAGGCGCTGTAATCTCCGTCCTCGTAC